ATCCGTCAGTGGAACTGTAAAAGTCCCCGGTTACGCTGGAATTGGTGCAGATGTTTCATACACCTGTAAATTCAATCGGTGCGGACATGGAGATATCTCCTTTCTGCCACAGGCTTCTCGCCTGCTAGACCGTCTTGGATTCCATCCAGACTTTGCAACCTTGTGGGATCTTATTCCCTTCTCATTCTTGATCGATCGTGTGATAAGTATCAGTTCTTTTCTTCAACAGTTCCGTCAAGGCGGCTGGGTAAAGACCATGTATTTTACTGGCTGGAGATCTTTCGATTGTAAGATCGACGGCTCGTATTATAACTTTGGTGGATACCAATATGTGAATGGTAGCTTCGATGCTACTATATATTCACGCTGCAGTGACTCAGATGTTCTTCATTGGACTTCTAGCTATAAACAAAATAGCGAAAAAGATCCCACGCAAGATATTCTTACTGTTTTGGATGCTTCCTATATTCTGGAATCATCACGGAAAGTGCATAAACACCATTCCCGCTGAACCTATATCCTATCATGTGCAATGCACCGGAGTTCGAATGCCATACGGTACTATTTCATCCAATTCTATTTCCTATGCTCCTCGTTCGGTAGGGGTCTATGCAAAGTCCACACTTGGACTAGCAGATCCTCCAAATGAGTTTCGCATTACGGGAAATGCACGTTCTAAGTCAATCCGCTCTTTTGCGGTGACTCGGGTCGTCGGAAAGGATGATTCAACTTCTGGCAAACGATATCTTCTTATTGCGACGTTGAATGTCCAATTACCTCGTGAAGCAAAAGACTTCACAGAGTCAGACATTGACGGCATTGTTGCCGATATTTCAACGTTTGTCACCACAGATACGATTATTCGTATGCTTTCTGGTGAGCAATAGAGGATCTTCACTCACGCTTTTCTGAATCCTTTCCCTTACAAAAGGAAAGATTTCGGATGTATGTGGTGAATCTCTCAGTACTTTTTCGCAGGATTGCAAACGATTGTAATCTAGACCCGATAACTGTAACGTACTGTATTCAGCGAATACAGTCGGAAGGAATTTCCTTCCTGACAGTTACCCTTCCGTCGCTAGCGAAGTCGGTGCTCTACTCAATAGAGCATTGCGGTTATTTTGACCGTCCGACTTCTATAGCCTGGAAAGGCCGCTCCCTTCGATATTTCAGAAGTTTGCTTAATCGAATTTTTGATAAACGGACCGGAGTTTTGCTCGATTCCCCGGACCCTGAAGCTTTAAGAAAGCTTCGGTGTCTTTGCGAGTATTGTTATAAGCTCGCATTGCCCTACAAGGATGAACTCCTTGAAGAGGCAACGGAGTCGTTCATCAGCCATGATGAGCATTTAGGCCGAGACTCTCAGCACGTCGATAAGAAATATATCAATGTGCTACGTAAAAGGTTGGAAACCTATTACGATCTAACTCGCGACACGATTGATACTGTTTTCCAACAGTACAGGCCACGTTTTACGTCAGGGACATTCTCCGGTAAGACTATAAAAAGTCATCTTACTGTCACTTTATGTGACGGACGTAAGATATTTATCGAATCAGATGATCCCTACTACGTGGAGAAATTTTCTGAACTCAGATATCCATCTGAGTATGAAGCCGTTAAAGGCTTCTTTCGGCCTTATCCAGGCTGTAACAGAAAACTTGTTCGTGTACCGAGGGACACAGCCGCGCATTCCGAATTACTTTTTGTAAATAAGGATGCGCGCGGACCGCGTACAATTATTCGCGAACCACTTTATCGGCTGTTTGTCCAGATGAGTTTCCACGATTGGTTGAAAGGTAAGCTCGAAAGAGTAACCCAAAACCGCGTGAATTTCCAGTCCCAGGAATTTAATCGTTCCTTGGCATTGTCCTCATCCATTAACAAAGAATATGCGACAATCGACCTTTCTAAAGCTTCTGATTCCGTTAGTGTCAACGTTATGCGTATGCTCGTCAAGTGCATTCCAGCAATTCGCTGGTTCATTGCACATCGATCTGAATACGTCATCGTCGACAATGGTGAGAAGCAACCATACTATCTTAACAAGGTAGCAGGGATGGGGTCTGGTCTAACATTTCCGTTAATGTCATTATTGATCCACCTAGTATGCTCTGATGCTATTACTACGGCATCTCGCGGGACAGTAACCTTTCGTAAGGCAATGCGTCTCGTCTATGTATATGGTGATGACATTATTGTCCCAACCAAATACTATGATGCTGTGGTAGAAGGATTACAAAAAGTTCTCCTTGTTCCGAATAAGAGCAAATCATTCTGCAACTCACACTTTCGTGAGAGTTGTGGTGGTGATTACTTCTATGGTGAATCCGTATCACCTGTTAGGTTGAAGCTTCAAAGTTGTGAGTTAGAATCACGAGGCACTAATTTGTATGTAGACGGAGATTCCGCTACTTTACAAATCGAACGCCATTGTCGTGAATTGGTTCACAACGGTATGTCTTCAACTGCTGATTTCTGGTATAAACTCATTGAGAAACAATGGGGTAGACTACCAGTCGGATCAGGAGATACGCCTTACTTGGTTCGTTGGCAAGAAGAGATTCCTGCCTACAAAACAATCGGATCAGGTGAGTACGAGACTGTTAAAGTAGTTTTACCTACTGCGGCAGTCGATGACAGGGTATACGGAGAGCAAAGTCTTAGCCCATATTTCAGGCTCGGTACCCGTTTGAGAAAGATTTCAAAAACGGATACACTATCGGCCTCGGTTAGTGCAAAAAGCCTTATTGAGGACGTAATCGTCCATAGGCTAACGGCCATCGAGGGTAAGATAGAAGACAATGCTGGGTTGCCCCAGGGACTTATCGCAGTCCCGCGATCGTGCCGATACAAACGTAAGCGAGTATCAGCATGGTCGTTAATGCGATAGTCGGGGTTCGACCCCGACAACTCGAAAGAGTATATCGCAAACGATAGCCTTCCG